GTCAGTGAAGAAGAACTTTTACGTATTAAGGAGCAGGCAAATGGTTAAAGTTGGTTTAGTGCGAGATGGTATAACACCAGATTTAACGGCGGCACAACGTGATTTACGTCGTTTGCCTGAAGGTGCATATAAAATATTTCGTAGTCATACACCTATACGTACAGGTAAAGCGCGACGCAATACAACATTGCGTGATACTGTTATAGATGCTAATTACGATTATGCAACTCGTTTAGATAGTGGATGGAGTAATCAAGCACCTGACGGTATGACAAAACCTACTAATGACTATATTCGTCGTACACTTGATAAAATTTTTGTAGGAAGATAATATGGCTAGTTCAACTTATCGTATTAATGTAGATACTGGTCAAGCAATAACAGCCATAAATCAACTTAAAGCTGCGCTAGGTGGTGTTACTGCAGCTCTTGGTGTACGATCATTTGTTAATTTTGCCGATGATATAACAAATCTACGTAATAAACTTCTTACACTAACACCTGACCTAGATGTTGTTAATAAACAATTTCAAGCACTTGCAAGTATTGCTATAAATGCACGTACACCATTAGAAGCAACAGCAGATTTATTCTTTCGCATACAACGATCGGCACGTGCTCTAGGTATCAGTCAACGTGAAGCTGCACAAATAACCGAAAGTGTTGCAAAAGCTTTAACAGCAAGCGGTCAAAGTGCAAATGAAGCCGCAGGTCCTTTATTGCAATTAGGACAAGCATTGCAGAGTGGTGTATTTCAGGGTGATGAATTAAGAAGTATATTAGAAGGATTGCCACAAGTAGCAAGTGCACTTGCACAAGAACTTAACGTGCCTGTAGGTGCACTTAAAAAGTTAGGATCAGAAGGGCAGATATCAGCCGATGTATTTGTTCGTGCAATGCGTCGTGCTAAAGATAGTATTGATGAAGCATTTGCACGTACAACACCATCAATTACGCAAAGTTTAGAACAATTAAAAACTGTAAGTAAACTTGCATTCGACGAATTCGAAAAAAATACACGCACTGGACGTAGTCTTGGACAGATGATAGAATATATTACTGTTATGGTGTATAACAGTATAAAATCTATAGATGATTTCATTGATCGATGGGGATCAACTATAGTAGTTATTGGTAAAGTATTACTTGCATTTACTGCATTTAAGTTTGTTGCTAGTATTATTAGTGGCATTGTTAGAACTGTAGGTGGATTAATATATACATTTAGTGCAATGGGTAAATCTGTTGCAAGTGCCGGCGAAAAAATATTGGGATTAACTGGCGCTGCAAATGCGGCTAACCCAATTCTAAAAATTATGAATACGGTTAGTGAATTCTTAGTAAAGAATTTTAGCAGATTCGCTGGTGCCGTTGGAGGATTAATTGCTGCATTTGCTGCATGGAGTGGATTGAGCGATGTAATTAATGCAATTAGTGATCTTAATGATGAAACTAGTGATGCATCAAAAGCAGTTAAAGATTTTAAGGATGAACACAGCAATTTACCTAAAGATTTAGATGATACTGCGAGTGCAGCTGAAAATGCTGCAGCACAAGCAAAAGAACTTGCAAAACAATATGTTAGGTTAAAACAAGCTGCTGAATTCGAAGTAGATAATCTCAATCGTACACTTAGTCAAGAACGTCAACGTCTTGCACTTGAAAATAAATTTACACAATTAAGAACTGAAGGTGTAGGTGATACACAAGATCAACTTCTTGTAGAACAAACACGACAGCGAGTTGCGCAGGAAATGTATAATGCGCAACAACGTATAAATCAAGAAATACAAAAACTTAACCTTGAATATAGTCAATTGGCAGTCACTGATAGTGTTCGTGGTAAAGAGATACGCAATCAAATTAGTGTACTACAATTCCAACGTGAAGAAAACAAAAAGATTTACACTGATCACGAAGAAGGAATGGCAAAATTAATTCGTGATCAACTAAATCTTCGTTCTATTGAAGAAGCACGTAAAAAAATTCAGGAAGATTTAGTTGCTGGTATTGATAGACAAATCGAAAAACAAAATAATCTTGATGAGATTATACGTGGACTAAACAGACAAATTAGTGACATTGGGCAACAAAGACCTGAATTTGCAACTGCTGGATTTAGCAGTTTACAAAAACAATTATTAAAAATTGAAGATGACAGTAAACGAGCAGCACAACGAGCTGCCGAAGCGTTTGCACAAGGATTTGGTGAAGTAACTCCGCTTAATGAATCACAATTTAGTGAAGGTTTAGATGCAATTGCATCAGCATATAGGGAACTATTAGCCCTACAACTTGGTGTTGCTGAAGAACAATATCGCATACAACGCACATTTACATATGGTTGGAAAGAGGCACTTGCTAAATTTGCTGAAGATGCATTCGACCGCAGTCGAGAAGCAAAAACATATTTCGAAACATTTACCAGTGGATTCGAAAATGCAATTGTTAGATTTGTGCAAACAGGTAAATTAAGTTTCAAGGATCTAGTTAATAGTTTAATTGCAGATTTTGCACGTATACAAGCACGCCGAATGTTGTTTAACTTTTTAGGAGCCAGTGGATTAGGTAATTTATTTGGAGGTAGTGCAGGATTTACTGGTGCAAGTGTATTAGGATTACCTGGATTTGCAGGTGGTGGATATTTACCAAGTGGACAACGCGGAATAGTTGGTGAAAATGGTCCAGAATTAATAACGGGTCCGGCAAATATAACACCACTTGATCAGGCTGCAGCACAACCTATGAATATAACATATAACATTAATGCTGTTGACGTACAATCATTTAGAACATTAGTTGCGCGAGATCCACAATTTATATATCAAGTTACTGAAGCTGGTAGACGATCACAACCTACTAGGAGATTAAGCTAATGACTATACAGGCAATTATTAATACTGCACAAAACATTGAAATAGATCGCAGAAAGACTGTAGGTCAAACAATTAGTCGCAGTCAACATATTAAAAGTAGTGAACGATTAACTGCAAATCCTTTTGTTATTACTGTTACACCACTTGCACGCTGGCGTTATAGTGAAAATCGCGGTGTACTAGAAAGTATAATGAATAATGATAGACATACTGAAACACAAGTTAATCTTGCAAGCACATCACGCCTTAATTATGTAACTGAATATAGAGGTTCACTAACCTCTACACAGTTATCTGCAATGACTATAACTAACTTTACCAATACTGAAGTAACAATACATAATTTACCAACAACTAGTAGTAGTGTTGTAGTATTTCGAGCTGGTGATTTTATTCAACCAGCATTAAGTAGATATCCATATATAGTTACAAATGATGTAACACGTGGTACAGGATCAACTGTAACTGCAACAGTTCATAGAAATTTAATAACAAGTGAAGCAACAACTATTACTGGTGCATTTTTAGTAGGTACAGCAACTACTATGAGATTATTAGTGGCAGATTTACCAACATATAAACTTGTAGAACGTGATTGGGCAGAATTTACAGGAGATTTTAAGTTAGTTGAGAAAGTAATATGAATACTATTCCAGCAACTACATCAACACGTATAGTTCATTGTGTATTGATGGATTTAACTATAAATGGTACAACTTATACTATTGCTAATAGTTATGGTCCTATAACATATAATGCTATAACCTATGTAGGTCTTGGTCATTTTCTAGGTATGAATGAAATGCAAGATGACCTAAAAGCTACAACTGCACAATTGCAAATCAGTTTAAGTGGCATACCTAAAGATCCTGGTGAAGCTGGTTTAGGAAGTTATCCAAGTTATGTAAGTTTAATTTTAGATACACGAATTAAGGGTAGTCGTATACGTATATACAGAGCTTTTTTTAATCCAGATACATATGAAATTTTAACTGATAGTGTAAGTTTACGTTTTAATGGTTATATTAGTAACTATACTATAACTGATGCTACTGATGTTAATTCAAATATGGATACATATACATGTGTTCTAAATCTTACAAATATTTTAGGTATAATTGATAGAAAAGTTGTAGGTAGAAGAACAAACACTACAGATCAAAAAGCATTATATCCAACTGATACCAGTATGGATCGTGTTACTGCAATCAGCAACACCGCATTTGACTTTGGCAGACCTTACACAGGTGGAGGCACAGGTGGTGGCTATGGTGGCGGTTCAGGC